TCACATCCAATCAGTTGATTTTTGTAGGGAATCTCTTTGTTAAACTTCTCGCAAACCCAACCCCCCTCATCTTTGATGGTGGAAAACTGGCAGGTGCGGCAGTTCTGGATCGGCTGAGTTTTACCCCAGCAGACCGCGCTAGAATCGCAGAACTTGCACCGCCAGTCACCCTCTTTCTCAGCGATTCGGGGCGGGGGGAACATGCTACCAGTAAGGCTGGCCAACTTGGCTTGGATCGCTTGGATAACTTCCTCATCACTCTCAATGCGCTCAATATAGAACTGCTCATTGTCTTTGCAGACAGCGACGTAGAGGGCGCGGTTCAACCCAGACAACCACATACCAGATTGCATCTGCCAGTAGTGTTCAGGTTTAGCTACCTTCACGCCGCGCTTCTCAAGTTCTTGAAACCCTTTGACGTTGGATGATTTGATTTCCAAGATGTGAGGAGTCTTTTCTGCGCCAGGAACGCCGCGAACTACGCCGTCAGCCTTGCACACGAAGTGCCCGTCGGCTGCGGTATATGTCCACTGCTTTCCAGTTTCAGGGTTCACCTCCCACACGTCCAAGCCCGCGTCTTTCAAATCTTGAACGACACGATCTTCCTGGATGTAGCCCGTCTTGAACAACCGCAACATACGCCCCTGCGGCACGTCGTTCGTTGCCCCGCGCCAATCATACCAGATTGACCTGAGGCACTCGTCACCGATACCAGAAGCGCCGATGCGGGTGAGCATGAGCTCTTTACTCTCTTTGCGCTCGTACGCCGCATAGATGAGGTCTGCAAGAGCGGTGTTATGTCGCGGTAGTTGAGCCATTGATTAACCCCGATGAGTGATTGCTTTCACCGCCCACATACCCGCAGTTTCAGCCTCGGTAATCGCGACTGAGAATGCACGTAGCACTTCGCTAGAGTGTTGGGAGTCACGGAGAACTTCAAGATAGGCGATCAAGTCGTCTACTTTGGCTTTCACCGTATTGACTCGCTTCAGCTCGTCTTCGTTCAGCGTCACGTAGCCTGAGGGCGCTACAGACGCGGGGGCGGGCGTAGCAGCTTTCACTTCTACAGGTTGAGGCACCTCTTTCGGCGGCTCAGTTTCAGGGTTCTCAGCCACAGGGGCTTTTTTCGTTTGTGTAGCCATTCTATTCTTTCAAAAGGTGGGGTACTCGCTGCGTCTGTGACCCATCGGTGCCATTGCGGCGGCATTCGGCATCACAGCATCCGCTTTCCCCCGAAATCGTTAGAAAAAACCCAACCAAACCCCAGTACCGTGGAGCATACCGATCGGGAAGAAGATTGCTCCTGCCAGCAGGAACACCCAAGACGAGGTCTGGATGCAAATGACTACATGGGTAAACCACGAGCCAATAACCCAGAGAACCAAGCCGATACCGAGGAATGATTGCATGGTTTAGTCCTCAATCATCCCACGGGGCTTTCTTGCCCGTGTTTTTAGAAGGGGACGCCGCAGCACTCGATGCAGCCGCAGGAGGGGTAGCTGGCGCAGCAGGGGCGGGAGCAGGTGCAGAAGCTGCCTTGGGCGCAGCTGAAGCTTTTGGGGCGGCGGGGGCACCTCCAGACGGAGCTTTGAAGCCGCTGATGCGGTTCTGCGGACCGTACTGACCGCTGGCGGGCTCAATCGTGACATCAGCCGAGAACGGCAAGTTCAACAGCTCATCGGTGTCAGCAGCATTCGGGCGACCGCACGCCATAGCCCAACCTGACACTTGACGGCGTCCAATTTCCTCAGCCTTGGCGCTGGGGTTATGGATGTTGAAGTTCATGTAAATCACGCGGTTCGCGTTGGTAGGACCAAGCACGCGGAACTTCGCTTTGATGTACGAGCCAGTCTTAGCGGCGGTCTGCTTTTCTTCAGCCTCCTCACACATCAACTGATACTCGCCCTCGGGGATAGGCTCATAGTTGCCAGGACCTGAGTCCGGCTCGTACTCGCTCGCGGTGAAACCAAATCTTGCCATGTCAATTCTCCTTACTGTTTGACGGGGATGGACTCGATGATTTTCTCGTACACCATAGGAATGGTGTCGGGACATGCGTAGCGGTTTTTCGCTACATACGCAGGATTCTCGACCATGTGAAGCAGACGCTCACCAGTCGTGATACCACGCGTAACACTGTTGTTGAAGCCCACGTCGGACTTCTTGACAATGATTCTGAAGCCAGCAAACGCCAGCACGTCAACCCACTCTTGCAGAAGCGCGTTGCAACGGTTCGGCAGCTTGGGCTGATAACGATCGTAGGGTTCGGAGCGGGGGTCCTCATAACGGACGATGCTCGCGTGTGCAATCAGAACTACGTTCATGTCGCGCTTCTTACGAAGTACGTCCAAGCCCGTCAGCAGCTCGCGAAACGCCTCAGCGATCATCATCTGACCCTTGCCGTAAGCGAGCTCTTTGGCGTCGTGCTTGCTCTCGATATCGGAAGTTACCAACGGCTCAACCAGCCAATCAACGCTATCCACGACGACGGTCTTGAAGTCGTGATCCTCTTTTATCAGCGTACGGATAGCCTGAGCCACGTCGTCAACTGTTTCAGCGCGAGGAAACGACACGACGTCGAGAGACGACAAACCATCCTCGGTGGAAATAAAGATAGGCTTCGGAAACTGACTGGCAAGAGTGCTCTTACCAATGCCGTGGCCTCCAAAGATACAAATGCGGGGCGGCAGCTCTTGCTTACCAACCACCAACTTCTCTCGCCAATCACTCATCTGACATTCTCCTTTGGGTTAAATTTTGGTCAGTACGTTATTATAACCTCAAACAATAACGAACCGCTAGTCAAAATTGCAATAACATAGTGGAATAGTTAAGTTTCTGTTTATCCCACCGAAGGATGTTGCAGAAGCCTAAATATTCAGCTGCTACCGTTACGCAAATTGCACAGAGTGCAGGGTCGCCCGCCATGACTAAGAAGTCATCGGCTTGCAAATTTTTCAATACGCGGCGGGCGTGCTCAATCGCGGCTGACGGGTCAAACCCACGGCTGATAGAGGAAAAGACCTCTTTCGCCTCGCCATACTCTTCCGCTGCCGAGTAATCTCGACGTTTGTCGGCTTGCACAATCCAAACAGTACTCACTTGATTTCTCCGTAAACTTTACCGAACTTGACTTCGGCGCTGACAGGGATGTCGGGCCACCAGCGCGGCGGCGTCTTCATCACTGCCTCTATGTAATCACGAGCGGTTTGACCTTCCTCCTCATCAACCACCGCGACTACTTCATCGTGAACCGTCAACGCGATGGGATAGGTTTGATGTATGATCAGTAGTTGCTCCATAACGATGTGTCTAGCGACAGACTGGATGATATTCTCAGTGACCAGCCCGCCGTAGATACCAGACCGCCCCTCGCCTCGCGCCATGTACGACCAGCGCCGCTCAGCACTGCTGTACTTGAGATCAGGATAGAGCAGCGGGAAGCCAACAGGTAAACTGATCTCGTTCTGCCCAGTAACCGCGTTCAACGACTGGCTGAGGATTGTCTCCTTACCGTTGAAGATATCTTGCAGAGCGCGATCGCAGGTATCCCAGAACTGCTTGATTTTGAAGTTCTTCTTGCGGTAGGCATCTATAGCCTTCTGGCACATTTCCATAGGGCGCGGCTTGCCCTGAGCGCGGAGGAACTCAAAGAAAGTGTTCGCCGACATACCGTAGCCCGCGCCTAGCACGGTCACTTTGCCAAGCCACCGCTCATCCTCGTCTTTCTTTGTGATTTCACGCCCGTAGATGAAAGACGCCATATCGCAGTAGGGGTCCTTGCCGTCTCTGAACACCTGAACTAGGTCTTCTTGGCCAGCGGCTGTGGCAAGCGCTCGCGCTTCAATCTGGGAGCTATCGCCTACCACGAGTACCTTTCCTGGAGGGGCGATGATGCCCTTGCGGAGCTTAGAGCCGCGAGTCAGGTTTTGTAGGTTAATACCCCCGCCGCCGCTCATGCGCCCTGTGTGAGCCCCGTAATAAAGCAGCGGGACAGGGAGCAAGCCTGTCTTGCCGATGGAACTGAGCCGAGCAGCGCGGGTTTCCTCAATCGTCGACTTCAACTTCAGACGGGCGGCTACCAGATTTTGAACGCGGATATCATCGTGCTGCAGCAAGTCAGTAATACCTTTGTCGTCTTTGGCGAAAGCGAATGTAGGCTTACCCGTGCGCTCGCTTACTTTCATCGGCGGCTCAACGCCGAGTTTCTGTAGAGCCTCGGCGAACTTCGGGTTGGACATGATGACATCGCGGGTGATGCCGACGTCGTTAAGCGTCTTTTCGCGGTTGACAATCAACTCCTCCACATAGGCATCAAGCATCTCATAATCCACCGCCAACATCGGGTTTGTGACGGCTTTGATAGTCCACTGCAACAGTAAGAACTCAAACCTCGGACACTTCTCGATCAGCCGCTGATAGATAGCGTAGCAGATATCCACGTCGCGGACGCAGTACTCACCTAGGATACTTTTCTCGAAGTTTTCCAAGTCCTCAAGCCGCTTACCCTTGGACACGCTCAACCCATCAAGCTTCGGGGCAACGCCCATATGCTCAGCGAGGTTACCGAGGCTGTAAGATTTGAGCCGCAACTGAGCGCGAGCCAGCCCTACCGTATCGGTGAACTCAACTGGATCCCATCCGTAGTGATGAGCAGCGATAGCCCCGTCAAACTGCGCATTGTGAGCCACCGCCCGAACATTCGTTCCGTAGAACTTGAACGCCTTTGCGATGTCGTCACCCCACGCCAGAACTGTAGGCTCGTCGTTGAGTTTGAACGCGCAGCACAGCGCCTGAAAGCGCGGGTCGCGGATATACTCGGTAGACGTCATCTTTGACAACGAGTACTCGGCGGGCGAGTAGTATGTCTCAAAGTCAATGACTAGGGTTGGTTTCATTGTTCCCTCGCTTTCAACATGGCGTCTGCAATTTCATAACATTCCTTTGCGGAAGCCGCTAGGTTTATCCAATCCGTTTCTTGCATGGCATGAGCCGCAAAGTAGTCACGCAGGGTCATGCCTGATGATTCATACACAGATTCTCCCGCTTTCAATGGTCTTTGAAACTCCAAGGCTGGAAACGCTGGCCCGCCTGTGTCTTTATTCATGCTTCTTTTTCCTTCAACCAAATCCCGCAAGCGCGTTTCCAGTCGGTAGCTTTGATGCTGTCGACATAGCGAAGTCCGTTGCGGGTTTTCTTATGCTCCCACCAGACGAGGCTGATAGGCTGAACGACGTCTTGGAAGTACGGCGTGCGGAAGATTTGATCAGTTTGCGGGTCGAGCATGAAGTCCGTCATGTCAGCTTCCCAGTCCTTGATCTCGCAATCTTTGAACATCGGGTACGGAGTGACGAGCAAGTCGGCGTACTCGCTTTCATAATAGTCTTCTGGCAGGTAGGGGGTATCCTTGACGTTTTCCCAAACAGGCAACGAGGTGTAGACGTGCAACGAGTCAGAAACCTGAGTGTAGGGACCTACTTCGCAGCCGATGCAGCCCGCCACATATTCTTGCAACATACTGAAGTGCACAACGTTCGCGCCGAGCTTGCCGTACAAGAGATCGTTAGAGCGGCAGCAGACAGTCATGTACAGTTTGTTGTCACGAATCTTCCAGTAGATATGCGTATTGCAAGGGTGATCTAGTTTGCTCATACCTAGATCTTTTGACGCGCTCCACATCGTAGTCACCACTCGGCGGTCGTTGGAGTTCTTTTTTAGTAGGTCAATCGCTTTCTGTAGCTGATCAAACCCCTCGCCGTGACGAAGACGGTAACCGTAAGCTCCCCAGAACGTATCGCCGTCGTCGCTGTACTGCTTCATCTGAGAATTGAAGAAGTCCAGAAACTCGACATCGCGGTAACCGCCGATAATCCAGAGCCCTTCCATTGAATGGAAGAACGGGTTACACATACGCTTCTTATTGAACAAAACGCGCTCTAGCGGGCGACTGTAGGTCGTCGCTACAGGCTCGTTGAACTCGATGACAGGACCGTTGCGCGAATCGCGGGCGATGCCCTCAGCCTTGATCGCATTGATCTCGACGGGGAATGCTTGGTTCACATTGGTGACGTTAAAGACTTTCATAGTTCTCCTCAGAAGGCAGTTTCAGGTTTATACAGGGAGCGCGGGCGTCCGCTACCCCCAGATGCGCGAAGGTATTTATCAAACTCACAGAAGCAGTTCTGCCAGTCATGCAGGGT